TTGACCGCGACTCCAACTCCCGTATTGACGCCAAAGTTGAATATGTTTTCCGCGACAGATTGGTTTGTAAGATCATCACCTCGGATGCGGTCCCAGAAACTAGACTTATAAAACTTGCGAACCATTTCCGTAAGGACTTCGCCAAACTCTTTATGGTCGACCAGATTCCAACCGGGCCAGTCTGGGTTTGCGTTTCTTGCGATTCCTGCATAGGTCATGCCTCCCCGGTCGCCCGGTATGTCAGTTAGTTTGAAGCCGCCTTCGTCGTGCAGCACTTTCTGAAATGCAGCGTTGAAGTCAGCCATTTTTGTCTGCCTTTTTGTTGATCTGTTCCCACGCAGACTTCATCTTTTCCTCAAGCACGGCAACGCGCAAGTCCAGTTTGGACAGCACAATAATGAGCGTCACGATACCGACTAACACCGGCCATGCTTTCAAGAAAAGTTCTGCGATTTCCATCAGAGTTTGCTCACATCAATTAGTTGACCACGGAAGTTGATGATACCTTCGGCGTGTTTGCTGACCAGTTCCGGCCAAAGCGGCTTACTATCTTTCATCGTTACTACGGCAAACCCGCTGCGCCAATTGACCGGACCGTCTTCAAGGTAGTCAATAAACTGCGGCCCATCAATTTCCGCAAGCGTGCCGGTATCAACGCCCCACCTGACGCCATTGTAGTCTGAAAAAGGCGTGACCTTGAGACTGTGTAGATGCCCGGTGATAGTGGTCACGCCCGAATTGACCGTGTTGTTGTGGGTAGCGTGAACGCCGCCCTTATAGCGGTGCTTGACCACTACGTTGTCTGACAACCAACAAGACCAACACGGATGCCACTTGGGGAAATGGTCTTTAAGCGCCGTGCCGCCGACGCCTTCAAACTGTGGTGCTGCTTCAGACAAACGCGTCTCAAAGCGCGAGTCGTGATTACCTAGCGGCCAGATTAGTTGGGTATGATGGCGCGCCTTTTCACAGGCGTCTTCAATCTCTTTGAGTGCTTCCTGACACGCTTGCAGTTCCTGCTTCACGTTTGGGACCGCGCTCCAATTTATTCTGGCGTGTCTGCTGATCGAACTTCCGTCAAAAATATCGCCGTTGGCAATCACAACGTGCGGTTTAAGTTCGTTTATCGCCCACAATAAGCCTTTAAAAGCAGTTGTTCTGATCCCGGGCCAGAAGTGTGCGTCAGAAAAGATGATGGCGATGCCATCGGTCAGGCCAGCTTCGTGTCTGGCTTTTTGAATGTGGGTTGGTTTGCCAACCGATAAACTAAGGTTGAGTTTGTTTTCTAAAAAACGACGCCGAGAATGTACGCGCCGCTCAGAAATGCCTGTTATCTTGGCTAGTTTGACTGGTGATTTATGCTCTTCCCATAACCGCAAGAACTCTTCATCTGTGATTTTTGATGGTTTCATTCTTCACCTTTTTAGAAGAACCCACCAAATAGCACAGTTTTGTTGCGGCGGGGTGACCCCCCGAGGTCATCGGGGGGTCTGACCATTACTCGTCGGTCTGTTCGTCAACCTCTTCGTCTTCAACTTCCTCTTCTTCTTCGTCAGCATGAGCTTGGAAGAGAGCGTCGGCGGTCGAAGAAAAAAGCGAAGAAAGGGTGAACTCGTTGATGTTCGATGCTTTAGCAACCAAGAAGGCCACCGAGAACAGCGCGTTCAGGGCGTCAACTGGCTCAGAATCGTTGATCGCGGAGAGGATGTCATCTTTCATGTCAGGCTCCAAGAAAAGGAACTTCATCTTACGAACTGACGATGACTTTTTAATGACCTCTGGTCAATATAGTCAGCAGCAGCAGGATGATTGACCCGCACCCGGTGACTAAGATCTGCTCTAACCGCTTTATCCGCGCGTGGATACCGCGCGTTTCCTTTTCGATACCTTCGTACCTTACGGCGCAGATGTCCACGTGGGCATCAATCTTGTGATCAACTTCAGATAATGTAACCATCATGGAGCCAAGCTGTTTTCGTTGCCGGAATAAAGAGCATTTAACGCGCCGCGACCTGCAAATACCGGTACGTTTGCGCCCGCGCTTTCAACAACTTTTGGCCGCGCCCCAAGACGCATCTGGTTAGCCAGTCTGTTGACTTCTTGTTCACGCCGTATTGTAGCCAACTCACGCGCGGCGTAGCCAGCGCCAGCGGTGTACGCGCCGAATGGACTTACAACTGTAAAGATAGTTGACGCGGGCGTTAGCGGCGTAAACTTTCCTAACGTACGAAGAATGTTTTGTGTAGCACCGCCTTTGGCGGCGTCCTTAATAGCTTGCTGTTCGTCCGGCGTAAAGAACCGCATTTTCTTTTCGTTCTTAGCCAGCGCCGACAATTGCGACGCCATGTTTGTTTCTTTGTTTCCTTGGGAAACGTCGGCGCGTTCGATAATGTCGGTGATTAGCTCGCTTTTCTTCATCTTGGCGTAGTCAGACTTGGCAGTTTTCCAAGCTTCTAACGCCGCAGGATCGCGCACTATCAATGCTTTGTTGGGCGCGTTCAACAAATAGTCGTCAAACTCATCTAGCAATTTGCTGGCTATCAGACGCTCTTGTGGATCTGGACTCTTTGCTGCGCCGCCGATAACTTTTCTAAGGGCTTGCAACTCAACAATATCTTTTGGCCGGTCAGACTTAAGTTGAGCGATTACCGCGTCAATCTTAGGTGATGTGCCTTCAGCGTAGCCAACTTCAGACCGCAGTTTGCTAGGTAGCGTGTCCATGTGCTGGTTAAATTCTTTTCTAAAGAATTGAAAACCCGAGTTATCCAGCACTTTATACGCCGCGTCAGACTGCGCTTTTAGTTGCTCAGTTGACGGAACTGCTTCACGTTTTGTAGGCCGCAAACCCGCCGCGCCGCTAACTGCGGTTCCTGCAAGTAGACCGGCCAAAGGATTATCTGTTGCTTCGGTTACGCTTTGCGCCGTGACCGCCGAAACTGGCGCGGTAACAATCTGACCAACTGGCGCGCGGGCGGCTTCTCTACCCGCCGCACCAAACATTCCCGGCATCGACATAGCGCCGCGCCCAGTTGCTACCGATCCAACCGTACCCGCAAGCGCGTTAGTAGCCGCGCCAAGTACGCGTTCGCCAGAAGTTTCTGGCCGAGGACCGGGAAGAAAATTTGAAATTATTTGAGACGGCGTTCTTAAGTTACTGTCGGCAAGACGGTTGTAACCTTGAACTAAAGCATCAGCAGCGGGTATAGCCAAACCGCCAACCAAACCACCAACTGCCGCTCCGGCTGGACCAAGAGGCGCACCCATCAGCGCGCCTACTGTGGGTCCAATCATTGCCTCACTTGCAGACCGTCCTACGATGCCCGCTTTTCTTACAGTTTCTTCGCCCATCGACGGTTTGGGCGCAAGAAAATCAAGGATTTCGTTTGACTTATAACCAGATGACAACGCCTCATTAACGCGGTTGTCGTTCTGTTTTAGAAAGTCAACAATCTCATCGTCGCTGTACCCGCGCCGCCGCGCGGTATTGATCTGCTCGCGGAATTGCTCGCTCATCGTTTTGTACCAAAGATAGTTTTTAACCCATTTAGCCTATCTTTTTTCTCTTGCTCAGATACAGACTTACCTTCGCCAAGCGGTTGCGGCATGGGCGCAGTCGGGGTGTAATATCTATATACGTCAGCCGCAGCGGGGTCGTTTTTCATTGTATCCATCAACGTCTGATGGTTAGACCTTAACCGGCCAGCTAAACGCTGCGATACGTTAACAACGGTCTGAAGTTCTGCAATAGTCATATCGGCAATATCGCCAGACCTTGCGCGCTCCAACAGTTTGGTTTCTGCGTCTGTAATCTGACCTTGGCCTTTCAATTCAGCGCGGCTTTGCAAAGTTAAGTCAGCCATACCTTGAATAGCGGTACGGGTGGCGACCAATTTTTCCTTATCCCCAACACCGGCTAGTTCAAGAACTTGAGCAAATTTAGTTCGTATGCCCGCGCCCGGACCGGCAATCACGTTGCCGGTGTTAAGAGCTTCGCGTACAGTATTTGCGGTGTTCATAATGTCCGCAGCACCTTCGGCTTTTACCAAAGACGCTTCAGCGCGTTGTCCAATCGGTGCGGCTAAACTTTTTCCGGCAGGAGAGGTAGTCGCGCTGACGTTTATGTTTGTAGTTGGTTTGGCAGCCGTTCGAAATTTATCAAACGCCGCTTGTTGCGCAGGCGTCATATTCATGTACGCATCAAACATTCGTTGTTCTGCGGGGGTTCCTTCGGGCGTGGTCATACCTATGCCGCCGCTTATCAATGTTTTTCCTTGCCCAACTTCTGTAGGTTTGCCTAATGCGTTAAAATAATCGCGCGCTTCTTTAGCTTGGGGTGCAAATTTTGGATCCCGCAACGCTTGCATTTCCCAATAGCGCGCCCGTTGCGCTGCCGATTGTCTTTCTGCTTCAATTTGTTGTCTATACTGATCTGGAATTAAAGCGTTTGATGCTCCAGCTTGCGGGGCAATATTATTTACCGGCGCGGGTTGACCGTCAGGACCGCCTAAACCACCAACTTTTACTGTCCCCGGGTGCGCTTTAATATACCTTTCTTCAGCATCATACAAGTCAAGGTCTTTTCTAAGCTGCGCGCCGACATCGCGTACAATTTTGTTTGGGTGCGATTGCAACTCAGTAATTAAACTTCTGGCTTTTGGCAAATCTTCATCAGCTTTTATCTGTGAAGTAACTTGCCCAAGAATAGTTTTGGCTTCTTCTTTGTCCGCTAACTCTTGTTCGCGCGTTTGTTGTGCCAAGCGCGCGGTTTCCTGATTAGCCCGAGCAGATTTAATCTGCTCAACGGTAGCTAGACGCGCTAATTGGTCAGGGAACTCAATCCCTGCGGGCGCGCGAAGAAGATTGGTGTTAAGCGGCATTTCCCTATCCTCTACTTAACGCTGCGATAAGCGCGTTGTTGTTTTGGTTGTTCAAATACTGACTAGCGCCGCGAGCAAGTGCGTCGGTCGCGTTTAAATACGAAGATGCTCGGATGTTACCGGCATTCCCTAACGTATCTGCTTGATTAGCGCCGTAATTGCCAGTCGTCGTGGTTAAGTTATTGGTAGCACCTTGACCGTAACCCGCCAACGTCTGTAGCGGAGCCAATTTCATGTTGTAATCGGTGTTATACCGATTGTAGGCGTTTTGATATTCCTGCGACGCCAGCCCTTGATTATATTGTTGCGCGCCTTTAAGCGTAGCGCCAGATAGCAACCCTCCGCGTGACGCTGCGGTACGGTCAAGTGCTTTCATGCCTTCGGATAACCGAAAAGCATAACCCGGATCAACTTGAAATTTGTCAGCAGAAAAAGGCGTGAACTGCATCTCAGGCGACTGCAACTTGTTAAGAGCGGTAATACCTGCTTGACGCCAAGGCTCTTGAAGAGCTTGCTGCTGCTGAAAAATTCTATAGTTTGAATCTGCTATTGCTTGGTTGGCGTTGCCCATAGACTGAGCAGCGCCAAGCGACCCAAGCGCGCCTAACGCAGAACTACCTGCAAGAAGCGCGGTGCTAGGTGAAATCCCCGATGGAAGATACGATGCCAGACCAGTTGCTTCTGCGCCTACAGGGATGTTTGCGCTACTAGTAAGCGGAAACATAGACGACGCCGCGTCAGCGCCGCCCATTGTGCCAAGATAATTTGTTGGCGTTGCAGTAAGACCTTCCGCGCCAGCCAAGGCGTTAGTAGCTCCAGCAGTCCCGGTAAGACTTCCGCTGGTCAACGCGGAATCAATTGCGGCTTGACCGCCCGCAACTTCTCCGGCGGCTACCGTAGCGCCGCTTGCGGGGTTAAAAAACGCGCCGATCTCTGGAGCAAAATAGTAACCGCCAGCCAAAAGTGCGGGAAGGGTCCAACCGCCGGGAATGTTTTCGCGTACGGTGTCATCTAAACCAGCTAACGTATCGTTTACTTTATTAACCAGTCTTTGAAAGATATTCATTATGTAATCTCCCGTCCGTTAGCCCGGATGTTAATCGCTGATGCCGTCCCCGCGATGGTGCTGATGAATCCGCTAGGACCGAGCGCAGCGCCTGTAATCTCAGGAAAAGTATACGTCTCTGACGGTTGGAGTGTCTTGGCTTTGACGATCAAGTTCTGATTGCCCGCTGAGTCTGCTGCCGTGACCAAGTTGACGCTGATCGTTGCCGCTGACGCGCTGAAATTGGTCGCGGTAAACTTGTCCACAAGCGCCGTCACACCGTTAGCGGTGTACTGGGTCGTCTGGCTATTCTCAGCCAGCTTCGCGGGAATCAAGACTTTTACGGTTACAGTCATGGTTGCGTCGCCTTGTATGCCAAAACTAGCGCGTCGTAGTCATCACCGATCTGAGCCTTGAGAACGTCTCTAATCCTAGAAGACTTGTTCTGTTCTGCTTTCTCGGTCCTCACCAACGACCGTAGACGATCACGGTACTGATAGTCGCTGATTGCCTGTACATCGTCATCTGACAACGAATGCGGCAAATCCTCGACTTTCACGCCCTTGAACGCTACCCAATCCTGCGGCCAGTCGCCTGACGGAAGTGCCAATAGCATAGCAGAATAGTTGTCAATGTTCACCTGATACGCATAGATTTCCATCTCGCGGTGGTAGGCGTTCATGACTGTTGACGCTAGTTTTTCGTTATCAGTAATCATCTTGATTGATTGGAAAAAGATACGGCCAAAGCGGTGGTAGGAAGCGTTCCGGGGTTGGAATATTTTGTGCCAAAACCACCAGACCACGGATACGCGGCGGTATACGGAGACGTTGTATTTCCCGCCGTCACAATACTATCAGCGGTACTTGACCAATCCATTGATGTCGTCGCGGTTGTTGGCAAAGACGCCGGGTCAGAATATTTAGACCCAAACCCAGACGACCACGCCCAAACGGTAATGTATGGCGAGGTTGCAGACCCCGCACCTAACAGCGTGCCTGTTGAGGCAAATTTTAGCGAGTCGGTTGTCCCCACTGGCAGCGATGACGGGTTGGCGTACTTAGTTCCAAACCCCCCGCTGGTTACCGGATACGTTGTGATGTATGGCGACACGGTATGGCCGATAGCCACATCATTGGTGACCGGGTTAAACCCTACGTTTACGCCGCTTGGTGTTACAGCACCCGCCGAAGGAGCGCCCGTAGGAAGCGTTGCCGGATTACTGTATTTGGTTCCAAAGCCGCTTGACCACGGGTACATTGAGATGTACGGGCTACCGGCGTGGGATACAACAACCTGCGTACCATCAGCGTTCATGCTAATGCCAGCACCTAACCCGGCAACAGTCGCGCCGTTGGAATACTTGCTACCGAACCCGCCTGACCATGCCCACGCTTGAGGTGTGCTATTGGGTGTTGCAATGTTGATAGTTAGATATGCGTCTGTTGCTGGCGTCCAAGTATGCCCCGACGTACCCGCGCCGGTTGGCAATAGTGGGCTAGATGGGCTGGCGTACTTGGTTCCAAAGCCAGAAGATGACCAAGGCCAGACATGAACATAAGGTATGGTTGTGTTGCTGAAACTAAACAGCGAATTGTCTTTGGTAAACGAAAGCCTTGCAGCTTCGTTTGTCAGCAAATTGATAGACGTTGTGGCGCTGTAGACACTTCCAAACCCAGACGCATCAGACCACGGGTACGCAGACACGCGACGGCCAATGATAGCGGTGGAATAGGCGATGTACTCTGATGGCGTTGCCGCACCACCAAAAGTAAACATCCCTAAAAATCCGCTCATGTCACACCTAGACCGAAGACATACCAAGTATCGGTGGCGACCTTGATCATCGTTGCGACGCCGTTAGACGCGACTGATCGGTTGCCGGTAGATGTGGAATTTGCGAGCTTGAGCGTGACGCCTGACCCGGCTTGAATGACCAGCGCCGTGGCGTTGCTGATTACGCTGATAACCGTACCAATCTCAAACGCTACGCTGCTGTTTGGCGGCACGGTGACGTTGCCGGTCAGGTAGAGATGCTTGGCGCTATCAGACAAGACCAGCGTACCGCTAGTGTTGCTTGATTGGGGCATGGTCCGAAAGCCAAACCCGTACAAGTTACCGGCGCTGTCTTTGACAGTCGATGTGCTGTTAAGACCCGTGATGGTCTTGTTGGTCAGCGTCTGTGTACCCGTAAGCGTGACAACTGTGTTGTCAATCGCAATCGTGCCGGTCGTAACAATTGGACCGCCGGTTAGACCTGTACCGGTGTTGACCTGAGTAACGCCGCTATCAAACGCTGGCTGACCTACGGGGCCAAGTTCCAGCGTGTTGACCATGCTATAAAGCTCGCTAACTTGCGATCCAATAGGATCGTAATTGAAGTCTTCAATCGCGGTATTGTTTGCGCCAGATCCGGTCAGCGTAAACAGGTTTAAGAAGAACCGATACCACTCACGCGACATCAATCCCGTGCGCGGGTCAATAAAATCGACCCGAGGCGCGGGGATCTGCGTGATGTTATTGATGACTGGCATTAGGCGTTTGTCCCGCTAGCGTGCAGTTCAGCCCCCATGATCGCAATCTTGACCGGATCTGTGCCGGACAACTCGTACACGCGGTCGCGCAGTTTAAGCGTCATACCCAAACGACGCCAGAACACGCGCTGCTGGTAGTTACCGATCTTGCCCAATACTGCCCAATGCTCGTTAGACCAAGTATGGCCGCCGTTGTCTGACCAGCGCAGCATTACCTGCGGATCAGACCCGATGGTAGGTTCGCCTTCAGCTACGGCCAGCAAGAAATCGCCGCTTTCGGTTGTGATAAACAAGCCAGACTCGGTAAGCAGATACGTTGGATCTGTACCGCCGCTGTTGTTGATACCTACGCCCGACTCGCAATCTAACTGTAGGCTATGGTGCGCTGTACGGTTTAGGTTATTCTGACCCGTTGGCAACGCCCGCCAAGAGCGCAACCACTTTTGAGGACTGCCGTTGTCAGCGTAAACATCTAGATCAAAAGCGTACAGATTGCCATTAGCAAAGTCGCCAACAACAATCTCACTATTGAACGCCATCTGACAGTTGCTGCGATGCCGCAAAAACTGACCGTTAGAGAACGCTGCCCGCTCATGCCATGCTTGTGTAGATACATCATAGACCCACGTTGCGTTGGCTGACGGGAAAGTCAGGACATAGAAAGCGTGACCTTCTTGCTGATAGGTGTACGCAACTGCATCGCTGATGATTGGGTACTGTGCAATTGCATATTCAATCGCGTGGGTGCTGATGCGCTGTCCGGTGTAGCCGTTGGCGCGATAAACGATGCCCTGACCGCGAGCGTCCGCACCTAACCAAAACAAACCATTGTCTAGTTTGGCGACCGAGAATGTCGCAGCACAACCAATTTCGTTATACGCGCCTTGGATGCGTTGCAACGGAAAGTCTGCGTTGCCAGCGTCGTACCAAACTTCAACTGAATTAGTGCCATACAACCACACTTCGCGGTGGTCAACAATCATGCTAACCAGATTGTCTGGCGAACCTTCCGCGCTGGCAAAATCCAGCGGGTCAACCGACGTACCTTCTAATAGCGCGGTCACCCAAAGTTTTTGAGTGTTAGGCTGGATAAAAACAAAGTATCCGTCTAGGTAACCAACGGTCAACGCGCCGGGGAAGTCTGGGTCCGTAATCTGTACAAATACGTTGGTCAGCGAGTTGTAGATGTAGCTTGGGCCGTTACACGCAATAAACAGTTGAGTACCGTTATCAGCCATGCTGACCGGCCCTGTGCCTGACACAGTACCCAAAAACGTGGCGGTATAACTGCTATTGATGCTGTAAAGACTTAACCCGCTAACAACATAGCCAACGCCGTTAAACGTCCACAATCCACGAATAGGACCAGTTCCAACGGTGGCGAGCAGCGTTAAGCCGGGAGCGCGGTTTAGGAACGCGGCTTCTTTGCCGCCTTCGGGGACAATCTCAGGAAAGAGATTGACCATGCGATTGTCAGCGGCGTTGATGCTCCGAGCAACATACGCCGATCCCAGAATCGGCGTTTTCATCAGTAATTACCAGCGTATACGTTGAACCGCTGACGCGTCGCAACGAGCGAGTACGGCATCGCCATCACATCGTCAGGATTGTTGATGCGCTTGAGATTGCGCTTGCTGGTCATAGCAATCCGCTTGACCTGCTCTGATGGTTCCACGCCAAACTCAGGCGCGATTTCCATTGCCAAGTTGTAGGTAAACGCCCGCAAGTAACCCGGCGGGAAAGCCATAATTGTTGCCAGCGTAGCTGGCGAAGAAAGCTCTTCAACACTAATGAAGTGCCACTCCAGAACCCGCGTGGGCTTGGGGTAGATCGTCATCGTAATGTTGGGATCTTCCATGTTGATCCACATCACCTGTGGATACGTGGATGTCACGGTCTTGACCGCGATGCCGTCGTACTGCTGCTGGTTGATGAACTTGATGCCGTAGCTTACGTTCGTTGACGGGTCGCGGAAGTAC